GTTTATCGTAATACTCACGTTCAATTTCTTTATATGCGCAAAAGGTGCTGTCAACTCGTGGCAATATTTCTTTGCATAACTGGATTACTGTTTCTTTTTCCTTTGCCAAAGCAACTAGAGCGGGTACAATAGCCTTATCTACTTTAATATCGTTATCCTTTAATATATCGTTAATCTCTTTGCCAGACTTAAACAGGTTACACCACGCCTTAACCGCACCTGTTAACGTTTTCTCACTTGCTTTTTTTACCTCACTTTGTACTTTGTTAAGATCTTTACTTGTCATTAGATTTGCCCTTGCCCTAGGGACTTGTATAGGCATCTAGCACGCCTTGTTTGTTAATATTGTTATCTCACATTGCAAATATAATACATGTTTTATTGTCCAACAAATATTTTGCAATAAAAATTCGACGATTATATGTAATAAATCTAATCAAATGTAAATGTATATTAAAATATTGGTTTATATCATTGATAATCAACAAGTTAAATGAAAAATAAGCATTCTTTTTTCGGTTTGCTGATCGTTTGCCGCTCCCATTTACCGCCCTTTATGGATTGGGGGGGGCGGCCCCAAAAACGGCAGCCCGGCCGGGGTGATTTCGGGTAGGTGGTCCGTCCCGCATAACCAATCCCCTTATAATCCAATTATTTTATTATATTTGCGATATGATAAAAACATGACATATTATGAATAAAAAGTTAAATACATGGGGGGGGGTATTTTAACCCTCAGATAAGGAGGGGATATGTTTAGGCGCAGGACTTTTTCCCCTAACGGTATTCACTACCGCGTTAGTATAAACAAGAACATGTGCCCTAATCCTGTAGACATATATATAGACAATAATATATATCAACATGGTTTCAATAGCGCTTATCTTGATATATATCGCGATAAGAAGATAAATATCATAAGCATAAGTGGACAGATAGTTTACAGGAATCCGCAAAATGAGTACAATGTTCTTCTTGGCGTAACCGATGGTGTTATAGAAGGGTCTTTTACGTACGAATATAATTCTGGTAATCACTGTATTTTGGCTAGCAATGTTATATACGGTAATAGGATAACTAATTTTACTCCTATAACTAGGATAACCGAACCTAATGAAATTATTAACTTCACTTACGATCCTAGGGTATCTTTAGATAGTATAGAAAATAATTATATAGATTGGGGTGATAGCAGTTATGTGATAAACGGTAATTGTATAAGGACAGATCTTTGTGAGAAATGCAAATTTGAGGTTATTGGGAAAAGCAAATACAGATCATATCGAGTAAATGTAACCATAATATGATCATAAGGAATAGCTATCCCCTCTCACGTCATGTTACAGGATCCAAGGGAATGGGTAGCCTTCGTCCTTCCGGGCCTGCCCCATCCTACCACCGCCTCCCGTTCTTTTTTGGCTTCTCAGGTATTGTCTTTGACCGGATATCAAAAATTCATATCTTTGGAACAAAACTAAAATCATGTTTAGAGACATAGTTGTAAATTTCATAGAAAATCATAGAAATAACTAAGATATCCTACTCCATTTTAGACGCTTCAACGTAGCCGGCAACCCGGCTGCTCTGCGTCCGTATAGCCGCATCAACTCCTACGGCTTGTATATTTATTGCGGCGTTGAGATCCCTGTCGATCTCCAAACCACAATCTTTACAAACAAATGTTCGATCCGATAACTTCAAGTCTTTATTTTTCCAACCACATCTTGAACAGGTTTTCGAGGATGGGTAAAAACGATCTATAACAATCAGTTCTTTATCATACCACCTACACTTGTATTCAAGTTGGTTACGGAACATTGAGAAAGAAGTGTCAGATACAGAACTAGCAAGTTTGTGGTTCTGTAACATACCGGAAACATTTAGATCTTCAATGCAGATAACATCGTAATTATTTACCAACATCATGGTCAAATTATGCATGTACCATGAACGCTTGTTGGCTATATCACAATGAAGTCTTGATACTTTTAGCCTGCATTTGTTTCTTCGATTACTTCCTAATTTCTTTCTCGATAAATGCCGTTGCATCCTTTTTAACTTCGCTTGGTTATCGCGAAGAAAATGAGGATTTTCAATAGATATTCCGTCAGACAATGTAGCCAATGTTTTTACCCCAAGATCAACTCCGACTGTTTTGCCGGTTTTCTGTTTGTAGCACTGTTCTGTTTCTACAAGAACTGATACGAAGTATTGACCAGCACGGTTCTTTGAAACGGTACAGGAGATAAAACAAGCGTTATCCGGGATTTTACGATCAATAACAATCTTAACCCATCCGATCTTTTCGATACGGATCTTATTGTCAGCTATTTTAAACTTCGGGAATGGCAACCTAAACGACTGGTTGTCATGTTTATTTTTATAATTCGGTCTACCGAATTTCTCTTTCCTGTTATTATTGAAGTACTGTCTGGAGAACTCGATAAAGTCCCGTTGCTTCTGCTGTAAGGTAGCTGCCGATACTTCATTTAACCAAGGTTTTTCAATAACAAGATCCGACTTTGTCGGGAATTTCGGATTAGGGTTTGTTTCTTTATCGTATGAGTTAAATGAGTCAACACAAGCATTCCATATAACACGAACACATCCGAATGTTTTTGCAAGAAGTTCTTCTTGTGTTTTGTTCGGATACATACGATATTTATATGAACGCTTTATTAGACTCATTATCAATTCATTTAATATATAAAATATACAAATAATTCTATGATTTTACAATGAATTACTATCGATTTTGTAATTATTTAATCATACTATCTTTTATGCTAACCATAATCCCGATCTTGCTTTCTTACGATATAAGGGATGAGATCATTGAGTTGATTGAGGATATGGACAGACAGATCGTAGTAGATACTTCGGTATATAAAACGGATCTGCCCTAAGAAATTCCTAGGGCAGGTAATGTGCTATTTTCTTTTAACGTACTTATCTATCATATCTATTGATAGTTTAGCTCCCAGCTCCTCCTCCAATAGGTTAAGGTAGTTCCGGTGCAGGCATCCGCCCCGCTCCACCTCCCTAAAGCCGGCCCCGTCCCTGATCCTGACCAGCCCTTTCCTTGGATCCATGTCGATAAGATCCCGAAGCTCGTTCATATTCTTGAACCGGTTCTCTATTACCTTAAATATATCGATCTTAGGTTTCTTATCCTTATCCTTGGACTTTATCTTAACTCTTCCACTCATAAGGCATTAATTACTTCCCAGTACTACCAAACCCCCCATTTCCTCTCTCTGATTCTCCAAGATCCTCTAACGACTCTACTTGATCCCATACGATACGCTCCCGTCTTCGGATAAGCAATTGAGCTACCTTATCTCCAGCCGAATAAGAAGGATCTCCATAGCGATCTATACGTCTACATACTACCATAATCTCACCCCTATATCCTTCGTCAATAGTTCCCGGGGCGTTTTGGATAATGGACTTGGTTTTGGTGATGCTGCTACGAGGACGGATCTCCATCTCATAATCCTCAGGTAACGCAACATGCACGCCAGTATGGTATATGATCCTACCACCATCAAGTTCTATGTTCTTAACGAACAGATCCATGCAAGCGTCATCCTCATGGGCGTATTTAGGCATCTTAGCCCCTTCTTCCAGCCAGATCTTGACCTTGCACGTATCTATATCCTCAAGTAACTTAAACACATCGTTATAACCCATGGGTTGATCGGAGGCAAACGAAATGACTTTCGCCAATACACTTCTAATTTTACTCATCTTATTTTGTTTTTAAATTCCTTCCCTTTCGGGCATTGTAATTTACATTCCTCACCACAAGCGGAACATTTGGGTCTCATTCCGGGCACCCCTCTTCCCCCGTACGGGTAGTACGCGTAATCGCAGACGCTCCAGAACGCCTCCATCGCCTTGATCTTGGCATCGACGGTTATCTTCTCCTTCACCTTTTTCATGCTTTTCCTAAACTCGTCTTTCATATCCTTCCCCTCTATCTGTCTAGCCTTACGTCTCTCATTCCACCAATTGTAGTAGAACTTATCGGCCATCTTATACGCCTCAGGTTCGAATCTATCCTTATGCAGGATAGGAGCCGCCTTGATCTTCCTTATATTCCTGCCACAAACATAAACCAGCCCGGCGTAAGGAGGTACGTCCTTAGGATCCACCAGCCCATCCGGCACGCAGTAGTAGAAGTAGTTGGGCCGGCCGTACCTGACCCAGTCCCCGGTCTCGTATAGGGCTTGCTTCCGGGCCTCGAACCAGCCTTGCATTACTTGGTGCTTACCCTCCTTCTCGAAATCCTTGTTATAGTCGGCTAATGATATCTTAACCTCAACCTCATAAGCGTACATGGATCTAGTTATAGCCAAATAATCAGACTCCCAGTTATAGACATATAAGTTGTTTATAATCCATCTAGGAGACACCAAGAACCGTCTGTTAAGGATATCTAATATCCCTCTCTCGGTATATTCATTACCTTTATCTGATCGCCGTGTTCCCATCCCCTAGCAAGATCCTTCTTTTACTTGATATTACTATCGAGTTCCTTACCATATCCCTCAACGTATCCATATCCTTATCATGGAACGAGAAGGTAGTTATATGGCTTCCATTATCGTCACATGCTTTTATCATCAACATCGCCACATACTCGCCCATCATCTTCCCGTTCATAATATCAAGATCGATTATACCGTGATCTATTAGATCAACCACATCCCATCCTGCTGGTAGATACTTTTTTATTTGATTAATATCCATCCCAAATAGTTATTATAAATAGGAGGGTCGTGCTACCCTCCTATAGATTACACACGAAAAATAGAACTGAAAGCGATCCCAAGCACGTAGGATTTTATTGATTCCCGTAGGCTGTCTACCGGTTATCATTAACTACCGACCTGCGGGAATATGTTTAAGAAAACACCATGTACCCCAACCACGACTCGAACGTGGATCCCATCTTTAGGGGAGATGTGCTACTTTCCTCTTGAGCTATTGGGGCGTATACCCTGATCCTCACGGACAAGGGTATCAAACAAAATCTAAACTCTAAATCTAATGACAAATTATATTAATCCAACTGTGGACCCGGCCGGACTTGAACCGACAACCTGCTGGTTATGAGCCAGATGATCTCACCAATTGATCTACGGGTCCTAAATATACCATGTCTATATTTTCATTTAAATTAGTCAATTTGTTTCTTTTTGTATCATAAAACGTTTACATCTTAATAATTTCAACTTTTTGTACGTAATATCCCGTTGATTACCACCGTCAATATCACGGATATTGAAACTACCCGATTTGCGTCTTCCAAATATGAAGTAACAATTGCCTTCAAACATAACCCTGTCAAACAAACGAAAACCAAAAACCTCAAAAGAAGATTGATTCGGCTTTTTAACCCCTCCTTTTAAAACCTTTTGTTTGTGGATTTGACGATTATGTCTTCTAACCAACCTTACTTTGTAATGATATCCCAACCTTAAAGCGTTGAAATTCTTAGAAATAACGAAAGCATCAGAGATATGGGATTTTTCAATTCCATATTTAATCCGATTGTATTTCGTAATATAACCGAACGTCATCGAAACGTTGTCGTATCTGGATTTTAACTCCTCGTACAACTTCCATTTCATGATCCCCATCACGGCTGCGTCGCGAAGCGACTTGCCTCGTTTTACCCTCAAATCGATTTTACCTTTATGATACTCCTTATGGCAAGTCTCACATAAGGTAATAAGATTTGAGGGAGAATCACCTCCTGTTTTTCGAGACTCGATGTGATGAACATTCAAAATCGGGTCTTTTGACTTACCTTTACAATGCTGGCATTTATGTCCATCCCTTGTCAAGACATATTCCCTGACATTCCAAAAACCAAGTTGATTTCCTTCCTGATATTCGTTACCGGAGATATTAGGATTCTTGATTTTCTGGGTATCGAACTGAGCGACCTCAACGATAATACGGGATATCGGGAGGATAGAACAGACGTTGTCGATAACACGGATATGAGCATCAATCCTATGCCTCACAGAAGGTGCTACCCATCCTGTACGTTTGCTTTTTATCCTATTATCAAAACGAGGTTTTCTATACCTCAACCTATTTCGTCTCGTTCTTCGTAACTCTCTTCTTGTAGACAAAAGGTCTACAATATCACTTCTAAGAATAACTTCACTGCTGTAAAGTTCTTTGCTTTTCGTCGTAGCGGATAAACCAACATGTTTGGTTCCGGCATCGACGCCTAACACAATTTCCTGTTTGTAATCTGATGTCTTGTACATCAATTTGATGGTAAAAGGACATGTGTTTATGACAACCGCTTTCTTATCTTTTAGCAGCTGTCTAACCTTCCCATGCCTTGTCGTAGGCATCATCGGTTTACCATCTATGTCCTGTACATACACCATTTCACAAACTAATTCAATGTTTATTCAACATAAGTCAGGATTTCTCCTGTAAGTACCCATCGCCAATGTTATTTTGAGGTTTTGATGCAAGCGACACTATGGCCCGAATACAACCATTGTTTAATCACTTGCCTTAGAGCAAGGGACTTGGGCAAACATCCCTTGGTAACTATGTATTCTCAAATAACGTAGCCTTTGTCTCAAGGCTTAGGCTAATAATCGGAATAGCTTTTAGCTATTATACATAATTCATGCAAATGTTTTATGGGTTGCATGAATTATGTATTATTCGCGAGAATATCGTCTTTCACAAGAGGATGTGGGACGGAATTTCTCGAAGTTTATATAGTAAAGTTATGAAACTATTGTCCAACATTCTAGCATATAGCACCAATCATCGAACGGGAACGTCTCTACACCAGACCTACCCCATCCCGTCCCCCAACTGTTCTGTAGGACGAAGCCGGCCTTGTCCCAGCCGGTGAGGATAACGGCATGGCCTCCCAAGTTCTGTCCTTGGCCTTGCCAGAACCGATTACCATAATTATAGCAATACAGACCTATAACCAGAGGCCCATTCAGCATCAACGCTACCTTAGCTGATACCGGATCTATGATCCTAGCGTAACTGTTTATTTTCTCCCCATCTACGCCTACGTTCTTGATAGACTTGATAGCATCACGAAGAACCATCCCGTCCTGGTCCTTATCCTCTCTCAGATCATATATATCGTAAGGAGATATTTTAGCTGGTCTTTTGATATCCTTTATAGCTTTTCTCCAGTTAAGGATCTCAGCCAGGCTTACGGCTGCGCAAATAGGGGAAGAACCTTGATCTACCACGCTATCGACATTATTGATCTTATACTCATCAGGAACAGCCTCATGTTGCATATTCATGATAGCGTCCCTATCATCCGCTGGTGATGGTATGTAACCTAGTCCGTAACTCATTTTTTATCTTTTTTATGATAGTCTATTATCTTGATATTAAACGTATCGGATCTTTGCCTAACCTGTATTGACCCTCTAGCTTTTCCCTTGGCGTCGTACAGGGCGGTGAAACCAAAGTTATCGACCCGGCCGTCATCCAGCGTAAACTTCCACTCCTTCCATTGGCCCATCACGGTTCCGGAAGATACTATGGAATCCACCACATAAGATATATCAGTAGTATCGTACTCCGTATAATAGGTTCTAGATGTACTACATCCGACAGCCGCTAAGGTAAATAACGTTAACAAGAAAAACAAGATCTTATTCATTTTTCTTAGTCTTTTTACGTTTCTTAGATTTCTTCTTCTCCTCAGTTTTATTCTCGACATTTACGTCATTGCCGGCATCGGTACCAGTAACCTCAGAGATATTATTTTCAGGTATATCGATATGACCTGAATTAGGGTCCATCTTATCCTCCTCAACAATAACCTCATCAGACACATCACCATCTAAAGCCTCAGGATCAATATGATTTTCCAGATACTGGATACGATCTGACATAGCCTTATTTTGCTCCTCTATTTCCTTGTACCTTCTTCTAGCCTCATCGAGTAATTTAGATGATAGTTTATGTTTCTTCTCTATATCCATATAAGCCCGTTTAAGAGTCTCTTTCTCTTTTACCGACTCATTATATAGATCTCTTGATTTACTAAGCTCATTCCCCATCTTAACGATATGAGAATCCTTTGATTCTATATCCATATCAAGAGAATCCACAAGCGTATTAAGATATCTTTCTTTTTCCTCCAATTCCGTTATCTTACTACGAGCATCCTCATAATTTCTTTTTAATCTACTTGAATAGCTAATAGCTTCATCAAGATCCTGTTTTAGAGTATTTATATAACTACTCTTTACTATCTTCAATCCGAACATCCTCAACACTTTTATAAGTTCTACGAATATCGGCCTTTATCTTGCCGACTATAATTAACTCAGCTATATGCTTATCTTTCTCGACTATAGCTATATCCTTACGGACATTAGAGACTCTGATCGTAATATTCTCGTTATTAGAGAAAACGAACGGTGATCCTACCAAAGTGAGGCCTGTATCGTTGGTGAACGATGGGAGCATCATAACCATCCCGACAGTATCATCCGGGAATGAGGCCGATATGCCTGTGTCTATATCAAGAACATCACCTTGACCCAACGGGAAGGCATTACCTTGCTTGATAGGAATATCCTTCCCCAATGAGTTCCATGCCTTAGAGAATTTTAAAGAGTTGAGAAAAATTTTACCATCTTTCTCAACTATCCCTACCATTGGATCGCAATTCATGTGAACCTCATCAAGCTTATCATCCGGTTTTTCCTCAAATTCTTCAAGATCTCTGGCTGATGTAAATGACTTACTCTCCAGAAGTTTTTTGATATCTTCAATCGTAGCCATACTATAATTTTATTATTAAATAAACGATCTTCAATCCTAACTTCAAATCAGATGTCTTTTCGAACATCTCCCTAAGAGGTAAGATAGTAGCGTCAAGATCTGACGCTACCCATTCTCCATCCTTATAATACATATTCTTTTCCTCGGAATACGCTACACAAGGTCGATGCCCTAAGTTCTTCATAACCGTATCTACCTTATTTTGGGTAGGCATCGAGACACGGTTCACTTTAGTAGATATATTAAAATTACTTTCCATTAAATTATTCATTTTCAATTAGTTAATCAAAAAGGAAGATCATCCTCATCTCCAAAAGGAGGATATTGAGGAGGCTGTTGTTGACCTCCAAAAAAAGGTGCTTGGGCTGTCTGAGGCGGAGCCTGCTGGCATGATGGAGGAGGCGTCTGCGGCTGGGCTTGCGGCTGATATGACGGTGGGGGCGTTTGTGCGGTTGGAGTAACCCCCATTCCTTGGTTTCTCTCCTGCCCTGATTTTTCGTTTTCAGCCTTGAACTTTTCAAGATATTGTTTAAATACTTGAAAAGCGAAAGTATCTTGGGCTGTATAATCGAATTTCTTATTGCCCATAATATCCATACTCTCTACCCTATCAGGCCATCCGTTCTGTCCGTTCTTATAATATTGCTGGATAAGCTCGTCCTTCCCATCTGGAGTCTCCCTTGCGTATGAGATAAAGAAATTACCGGGAGCATATTGATCCCCTTTCTTAGCATGAGCAGGATTTATTACCACCTTACGTTTTAGGTCGATATTAGGCAAGTACCTTACCAGTGACTTCACGTAATTATTAATACCTCCTTTTTGAGTCATTAAAGGAACGTTTATGAAGTAATTTCCATCCTCATCACTTATCTTTATGGATACGTATTTGGCTTTTACCCCATTGAACTCTACTTCTCTCACGCTGACATCAGACAAATAACCTTCTATACCGTTCCAAAATACCCTCCAATAAGAAACGGCCCCGGTCTTATCGTTTATATGCTCCTCGAAACCTTCCTTTGGCTCTCTTGATGACTGATATAACAATCCGCTACCACTTACTTTAAAGTAATGGTTATTACCACCTGATGAATTTTCTCTAACTCCCATATTAAAAATCCTGTTAAATATATTAAAAACTATTTATTCATTGGTAATTATATACAAGTTTACACTTATATAATTAGTTAATAAATTTCTTAACTGGGTTATACCCAAACCCTGTATGGAGTGGCATTGCTGCATCCCCCTTTACTTTTCTCATGATGTTATAACTTCCGTTGATGTCAGCATTGATAAGAATACCATCTCTTGTCATAAAAAGACCTCTTCTTACCCTTCTACCAACATAAGTATCATGATGACATACTGGTTCTAAATCGAAAGAACTGCATTTTGACGTGTGAGATTCGTTTACTTCAATAAATCTTAGTCCTTGTCTTTCCGATTTATACCTTAACATTGATATAAACATCTCAAATGGAATTGAAACAAAATTCTGATTATTCCTTTTACCAAGGTTAACATTTTGTTTCCATCCATCGTTATGACCTACTATCAATGTTGTTATATCCTCCTTCAAACAATTATTTATTATCTCCTTACTTGCCTTATGAAGATAATCTTTCACCTTGTTGTTTCTCCTTCTTGTTAAGGACATCAACCGTCTCGAATTTTCTTTTCCATTTACTTTCTTTAATTGTTTTTGAATATCTGACCTTTTTTTATTGTAATACTGATTGATGGATTTAAGTCTCCTTCCATCTATCAAAATAGGCTTATTGCTTACGTTGGTCACGATAGAAGCGAGGTTATTTACACCTAGATCAATAGAC